AGCTATTGACTTGAATTTTGATATGTCTGTCATTATACTACCTCCATGACCTATTCATACCCATTTATACCCAAAAAAAACAGAAGAACCAACAAATATTTTGCGAAAAAAACTGTAGCTATGGGATTAACATTTGATAGTAGATGGGAAGCTGAGAGGTGGGGTCAACTCAAAGCTATGGAAAGAGCTGGTATCGTTACACAATTAGAGCGACAGATAAAGTATGAGTTATCAATTAATGATGTGAAAATTTGTAATTACATAGCAGATTTTAGATATTTGTTAGAAGAAGAAAATGGTCTTTCTAAACTGGTTGTCGAAGATGCAAAAGGCATATTAACACCAGAGTTTAAGTTAAAAATGAAGATGATGAAAGCTATACACAATATAGATATTCATCTCTCTTACAAAAAAAAATAATAAAGTTTGTTGACAATTAGGTTATGTATGCCTATCTTGTAGGTATCTAGTGCTTAATTTAACAAGAAGGAGAATATTTATGGACTTAGATTTTACGACTATGCCTATGGCTGATGTCTTCCGATATAGAGAAGACCTCAAAAGTCAGCTTGAGGCATTAAAGAAAAGACAAGCTGATATGAATGAAAAGCTTGCACTTAGATTTGGCAATGAAGCCAGAGAAAAGTTAAGAGATGATAATAAGGACTTTGGTTCTGTTACTTTAAACGAAGAAGAGTACAAAGTTAAAGTATCTATCAGACAAAAAGTTACCTGGGATCAAGAGGGTCTTGTTCAAACATTTATGAATGAGATGTCTGAAGATGATGCTAAACATTATGCAAAGATTACTTACAGTATTGATGAGCGTAAGTATACTAATGCACCGCCTGCAATAAAGGATAAGTTGCAAAAGCATAGAACTGTTCAAGTTGTAGGTACTTCAGTTGATATTACGGAGGCTGCTAATGGCTCTTAAAATTATTTCTGCTGAAGAGCGTTTAAAAGAAAAGCGTGGACATAAGATTGTTGTGTGTGGACCAAGTGGTGTGGGTAAGACTACTCTTGCCCGTACTCTTGATCCCGATACAACTTTGTTCATGGATTTAGAAGCTGGTGACGCAGCTATTGAGAATTGGCCTATTGATGTTATTCGCCCACAGACATGGGAAGAATGCAGAGATTTTGCTTGTTTTCTTGGTGGTCCTAATCCAGCATTAACACCAGATCAACCTTATAGTGAAATTGAGTTTCAAAGAGTATCACAGATGTATGGCGATCAAATGGAAGTTATGAAGAAGTATGACTCTATTTTTGTCGATAGTATTACAGTTGCTGGTAGGCTTTGTTTTCAATATTGCTTTGGTCATCCAGATAACAAATCTGATAGAACGGGTAAGGTTGATACAAGAGCTGTGTATGGTATGCAAGGTCGAGAGATGATGGGTTGGCTTACTCACTTACAACACATTAGATCAAAGAATGTTATCTTTGTAGGTATTCTTGACGAAAAGGTTGATGAGTATGGAAGGACTAATTTTGAGTTACAGATTGAAGGCTCAAAAACTGGTCGTGAACTTCCAGGCATCGTTGACGAGGTTATCACGATGGCAGTTATGCCAGGTGGTGACGAGCATCCACCATATAGAGCATTTGTATGTCAAACTCTAAATCAGTGGGGTTATCCAGCCAAAGATAGGTCTGGTCAATTAGAGGTTTTAGAAGAGCCTCATTTAGGTAAACTATTAACAAAAATCAGTGGTCGTGATGCTAATAAAAAATTAAACTTTGCATCACCAAATTCTAGCGAAGGGAGTAAATAATGATTGATTTTAGTAACGTAACATCTGGCGGTGGTGGAGGAGACTTTGAGCTCATTCCCGCTGGAACTATTGCTCGTACAATCCTAACTATTAAAAGGGGTGGCGAAGTTTTAAAAGAATATTCACAAGAGCCAATGTTTAAAAGTAGTGAGCGTGGCACGAAGTGGATTGAATGTGAATTTGTTGTAGTGGGTGGACCATACAACAAAAGAAGATTTTGGCAAAATATTATGCTTGATGGCGGTAGGATTGATCCAGAAACTGGTATTTGTTATACCAAAAAAATTGGATTAGAAACCATCAAAGATATTATTGATAGTGCCAAAGGGTTGTCTAAATCTGACATTTCGCCAGAGGCCATGAAAACAAGAAACATCAATGGACTTGAGGACATGGATGGCATGGAGTTCTGTGCAAAGATTGGTATTGAAAAAGGCACAAATGGTTATGCTGACAAAAATAAGTTAGTAGGAACTTTATGTGTGGGGGAGAATCAATACATTGGAAGTGGACAACCTACTAATACACCTACTCCGCCTACAACACCTCCAGGTGGTAATTCAACACCGCCACAAGGTAATGGTTTTAAACCAGCTCCTTGGGCTAACAAGGGGGATAAAACGGAGTAAGGTTAAAAGTTTTCTAGCGGCAAGACTCCTTCTTCGTCTGCTAGAGTCGGTTTGGGTGGCACCGATGCCGCAAAGCTACCCGATTTACAAGGGAACAAACAATGATTTTAAGACCATATCAAGAGATTGCAGTAGACGATGCTGCAACTGCTTTAGACAAACATAAAAACACAATTGTTGTTGCACCAACGGGCGCAGGCAAAACAATTATGTTATCTGCCTTGGTAGGCAAAAGATTTAAAGTTGGAAATAAAGTTTTAGTATTGCAGCATAGAGATGAATTAGTAAGACAAAACAAAACTAAGTTTTCAAGAGTAAATCCAGACATTACGACAAGCATTGTAGATGGAAGTGAAAAAGACTGGTCTGGAAGCACTATTTTTAGCATGGTGCAAACATTATCAAGAGAGAACAATTTAAGTCACATTAATCATTTTGATTTAGTTGTAGTTGATGAAAGTCATCATGCAGTAGCTGATACCTATATGCGTATTATTAACAAAGTTAAGGAAGCTAATGATTCTGTAGAGATTGTTGGCTTTACGGCTACACCTAATCGTGGTGACAAAAAAGGTTTAAAGAAAGTATTTACCAATTGCTCACATCAGATTGAAATCAGCACATTAATCAGAGAAGGATTTTTAGTACCACCAAAAACATTTGTTATTGATGTTGGTGTACAAAAAGATTTAGCCAATGTTCGCAAAACAGTCACAGACTTCGATATGTCAGAAGTTGAAAAGATTATGAATAAGAGAGCAATCAACGAAAAGATTGTAGCTGAATGGCAAGATAAAGCTGAAACAAGAAAAACAGTAGTATTTTGCAGCACAATTAATCATGCACAAGATGTATGTGATGAATTTAGAAGAGCTAACATTAGAGCTGAGATTGTTACTGGAGACACACCATCAGAAGAAAGAAAACAGATTTTAAAAGATTTGGAACATGGTGACGTTCAAGTGGTTGTCAATGTAGCGGTATTAACCGAGGGTTTTGATGCACCACCTATCAGTTGCATTGTATTAACTAGACCATGTTCATATAAGTCAACAATGGTACAGATGATTGGTCGTGGGTTGAGAACTGTGAGCCAGGAGGAATATCCTGGTCTAATTAAAAAAGACTGCATTGTATTAGATTTTGGAACAAGTGTTCTTACACATGGATCTTTGGATGAGGGCGTTAATCTTGATGGAGATGCACATCTGAATGCTGGTGCCACACCTTTAAAACTCTGCCCAGAGTGTCAGTCTGAAATTCCTTTATCAAGTCGTGAGTGTCCTATTTGTGGACATGAGTTTGGCGGAGAAGAAAAAGAAGCCTTAGAAAACTTTACTATGACAGAAGTTGATTTAATTGATAGATCACCTTTTAGATGGCTTGACTTGTTTGAGAATGAGATTTGTATGATGGCTAGTGGATTTAACGGATTTGGATTAGTAGCACATTTGGATGACATCTCTGTATGCGTTGTAAAGCGTGACAAAGGTCGTGTAAGAGTTATTAGTGTTGGAACTAAAGAACAAACTATTGCAGCTGCTGATGACTTTCTAAGAGGCATTGAGGATAGTGATGGTGCTAAAAAGGGCAAAAGATGGCTAGGTCAAGCTGTTTCACCTAAACAAAGAGAGGCGCTTGCAAGACATGATGTGTTTATTAGACCAATGGATTTTAGCTGGAATAAGTACAAAGCTGCTTGTTGGTTAAATTATTTGTGGAATAAAAAAGCAATTGATGACAAAATTTTACATTATTATGAAGGAGGTAAGCGTGCATCGTAGCGAAGCGTTAAAAAAAGTAGATTTAATAATAAATGGGCCAAGGGCAAAAACTCATGGAGATGCCACAGAAACTCATACATATATTGCAGAGATATGGAATATATTACTTAGGAAAAAATTAAAAGAACCCTTAGACATCCATGATGTATACAGGGCTATGATTGGAATAAAACAAATTAGAAACAGCCAAAATCCAAGAGTAGAAGACAATATGATTGATATTATTGGATATGCGGCATTAGCAATAGAGGCAAAAGATGGCAAGACTACACGTTAAATATTATTTACATGAAGAAAACTCAGTTGGTGTTGAGAAAATGAAAGAAGGCGGTCTTTATTTGCCTTTCACATTTGCTTCTGATCCAAGAGAGTTATCAAATAAAGTTGCAGATATAATGAAAGGCATCATTGATAAAAATAAAAATGAAGTTTTATCTGTGTATTTTACAGCTCATTTTGAAGGAGAGAAAGTTTTAGATGGACACTTATATGTTCAAGAAACCACAGGAGATGCAGAATGGATTACCCAGTCATCGGACACAGTGCACTAGACAATTTAACAAAGTTATTTGATAGGATAGGTTGGAACAAAAAAATAAATGAATTTACAGAAGAAGAAATTAAAGCAACAATACTTATCATGCAATTTTCAAAGAAGGTAGATGAAGATGAACAATATACAAAACAAGAACTCGATAAATTACTTCTTAAATATGTCCATGGACAAGATGAAGAGTCAGAACAGCAAGACGCACTCTTTTGAAGAAGTAATTGACAGTAAGATTGTAGAGAAAAACAAACAAGAACCTAAAAGAAAATACTTGGGCAGTTCTGTATTGGGCGATAAATGTGCCAGGAAGATTCAATATATGTTTTTAGGCCAGGAGCCAGATGAGGGCAAAGAGTTTAATGCCAAGACATTTCGTATATTTCAGATGGGGCATGAGTTAGAGAACACTATGGCTGGTTGGATTAGGAACGCTGGTTTTGATCTAAGGACCATGGATGCCAATGGCGAACAATTTGGTTTTGCCATTGCTGAAGAAAAGATAAAAGGACACATTGATGGAGTTATATGTGGTGGTCCATTAGACACGCCTTATCCTATGTTATGGGAATGTAAGACAGCCAATGATAAAAAGTTTAGAGATTTTAAATTCAAAGGTATTAAGGCTAATCATACTTATGAAGTGCAAGTAGCTTTGTATCAAGCTTACATGGAGCTGACAGATAATCCGTGTTTGTTTACAGTCATTAACAAAAACACAAGCGAAATATATTATGAGTTAGTACCTTTCAATCAAGGTTTGGCTCAGTACGCAAGTGATAGGGCAGTTGATATATTAAAAGCAGTAGAACAAGGTGTAATGTTATCAAGAATATCTCAAACAAAAGATATGTTTGATTGTAGATTTTGTCAGTTTACAGAGACGTGTTGGAGTTAGGGTTATGACGACACAGAAGGTAGCAAAGCATCGCCATAACCTAGGGAGATGGTAGTGAATATAGTAAAATTTGGCAATAAAAAACACTCCATGTCAGCAAGAGAACTGGTCGATTTGATTAGTGATAGCGTGCCAGCTCATACACAAATAGAGATATTAAAACAAACATATCCAAATGGTGTTGTGCGAGGTAATTTGTTTACCATTGGTTCATTGAGTGGTGAGGCTGGCAAGTCTTTAAAAATAGATATCAATCCTCGTTCTCCATACTTTATGAAAGGTCAAGACTTTAATGGTTCTGATGGCGTGGGCGGTATTGTCAAAATTATGATGGAGGGTAGAAACATGAAACTATCAGAGGTCAAAGAGTATTTTGCTGATTATGTATCGGATAACAGACCTGTCGAAGATATAGTATCACCTATCATTAACACACAGATGAAAGAGCAAATAAACATCAATACACCATACGATAGTGAGCACAGATATTTAAATGCACACGGAGAGATACTATGCCTTGTTCGCAGATACAATACTGTTGACCATGAGGGTAATCCTGTATTAGACGGACATGGTAAACCAAAAAAAGAATTTAGACAGTTTACAGGTCAAAGTAATTATCCAAGAATGCCAGACGTAAGGCCATTGTATAATATACCAAACATTGTAGCTTCAGAAAAAATTATATGGGTTGAGGGCGAGAAATGTGCAGATGCTTTGAATGAACTCGGCTACACAGCAACTTGTACTATGGGTGGTGCGGGTATGTTGTCCAGGAAGTCTGCAAACTTATTTGACTTTTCTCCATTGCAAGACAAAGAGTTAATCATATGGCCAGACAATGATACTGCTGGTAAAAAAGTTGCAGAGCTTGTTCAAGATCTTGCCATGAATGCAAATGCAAAGTCTGTAACTATGCTTACACCTCCAAGAGGTAAACCAGAAAGATGGGATGTTGTTGATGCCATTGCCGAACATTTTGATATTAATCAGTTTTTAAATACAAACGTAAAGCAAGTTAAAAAGAATATAAACTTACTTGACGACTCTTTGCTCGTTAATAGGTTTATAGGCCAGGCACCAGAGCAGAAATTTTTGATTGGAGAAACACTTCCCTTGGGTGTCCCGATTATATTTTCTGCAGCTGGTGACGCTGGTAAAGGTATGATGACATTAGATTTAGCTATGAAGGTATCAAGTGGTCAGCCTATGTCCTCTGCGTTTGGAGGTACTATAAATGAGTTTGGTAATGCAATTATATTTACAGCTGAAGATGACGAAGATGAAATGCACAGAAGGGTTGAACGATTAGATGAAATGAATGATAGGAGTAGTTTTAAGCATGAACTGCGAATCGTGAGTTTGCCTAATGTTGGTGGTGTATTTCCAATCATGCAAGAAACACATGAAGGTTACAGAACCAGTGACGAGTTTGATAAATTATACGAACAAATAAAGCAAATGAATGATTTGAAGCTTATTGTATTTGATCCTTTGGCATCGTTTGTTCATGCTGATGTCAATGCTGATCCAGCGGCGGGTGCAGCTCTTACAGGACTGTTAGCACAGATCGCAACAGAAACTGGTGCCTCAGTTATTATGTGTCATCATATGACTAAAGTTAAAGAAGATTTAGTGGTAAACACGCCAGAACAAGCAAGAAACATGATTAGAGGCACGTCAGCATTAG